CTTCGCCAGAGCCTGGGCGCACGTCTGTGCCTGCGGCATCAGGAAGAGCTGGAGCAGGCGCAGCGGAGGCGCCGTTGAGTGGGCAGGGTTCGCGCCAGCCACGGCTCGCGCGACCTCCGACGGCGCCGCTCGCTGGCGCACGTGACGGCGCTGCTGCAGCAGCTGCATCAGCCGCGCCCATCGGCCGAGCCGTTGAGTCCGGAGCAGTTGCTGGCAATGCGCGAGCAGTGTCGCCTGGACGCTGCTGCGACGAAGCAGAAGAGCCTGCCGCTCCCACCACCGACAGCGAAGGATTCCCCGTCTTGAGTGGCCACGCCCTCGAACACGTGGCGCGCTGGTACCGCGCCGCGGGAGTCCCCGACACCGCGCCGAAGAGGCCGCCCGGTCGATGATCCACGTCTTGCCTGCTTCGATGAGCGCCTCGCCGACCCCAGCTCCCCTGGTTGGGAGTGGATCCGACGCGCGGTCGATCAATTTCGCGACGCCTGAGGCCCGCGCGGCGGGTCGTTCAGGTTCCGGGCTTGGGTCCTCCCCGGGGGTCCCCCATGCGGGTAAGAGGAACCGCAATAGGCCGGTAGATAGTGGGCTGGGGAGTTACTGAACTCCATGGCAGCCAACTACCAGGACGTCCTTGACCAGCTGCACGCCGCCGGGCTGATCGTCACCTCGCTCGAGATCGGCGGCATGAAGCGCTGCCGCGTCGAGGGCGATCGCGAGAAGCGCGGTTGGTACTCGCTGCACGAGCTGCAGCTGCCGAGCGGCGACGTGCTCATCGTCGGCAGCTACGGCATCTGGCGCGGCAACGACCACCAGGCCACCAAGATCGAGCTGCGCAAGGTCGAGCTCTCGGTCGACCAGCGCGCCGCGCTCAAGCGCAGCTTGGCCGAAGACCGCAAGCGCGCTGAAGAGGTCCGCGCCACCGCGCATCGCCGCGCGGCCGCCCGCGCCAGCGCGGCCTGGACAAAGCTGCTGCCCGAGGGCGAATCCGACTACCTGGCGCGCAAGAGCGTCGGCGCCTACGGCCTGAAGTTCACCAAGAACGGATCCGCGGTGCTGCCGATGCTGGACACCGCCGGCCGGATCCACGGCCTGCAGTTCCTGCGCACGCCGGCGGCTGCCGAGAAGGCGCGTCGACCCGCCAAGGAATTCTGGCCTGCGGGCCTGGCCAAGAAGGGCCACTTCCACCTGATCGGGCCGACGCCCACCTGGTTGATCCTGGTCGCGGAGGGCTACGCCACCGCCGCCTCGCTGCACATGGCCACCGGCTATCCGGTGGCCGTCGCGTTCGATGCCGGCAACCTGATGGCGGTGAGCGAGGCATTGCGCTGGCGGTACAAACACGCCCGCATCCTGATCTGCGCCGACGACGACACGCTGGGCAAATGCCACCACCGTGAACAAGGTGGCGATCCGTGCCGCGCCCGGATCTCGCTCTCGCTGCACCCGAAAGACTGCCCGACGTGCGGGCACCCGCACCGGTACGAGAACGCCGGCGTCGCCGGCGCCAGCGCCGCGGCCCTTGCGGTCAACGGCGCCTGGGTCGTGCCCTTGTTCGCGGATCCGGCGGCGCGATCGCAGGCGTGGATCGACGGCAAGGGCAAGGCGACCGACTTCAACGACCTGCACCTGGGCGAAGGCCTGCACGTGGTGCGCGTCCAGGTCGAAGCCCGCCTCACGGCATTGGCCTGGAACCCCCGGGTTTCCAGCGCGCCTACATCACCACCCAGCGGGGCGGGGGACGGCCGACTGTCGCCGTTCCAGACGGTCGAGCAGCTGATCGCCCGCTTCCCGCTGGTGTACGCGCACAGCAGCGCGGTGTTCGATCGCGAAGAGCACGTGCTGATGTCGGTCAGCGACATGCGCGATGCGTGCGTGAACAAGTACATCCACCGAGCCTGGCAGGAATCGCCGGCGCGACAGATCATGCGCATACGCGAAGTGGGCTTCGACCCCACCGGGCGTGACGGCGAGATCACCTGCAACCTCTACGGGGGCTGGCCCACTGAGCCGAAGGCGGGCTGCTGTGACCGGCTGCTCGAGCTACTGCGCATCATGTGCAGCCTCGATCGCAACCCTGAGGCCTTGTACCGCTGGGTGCTCAACTGGATCGCCTATCCGATCCAGCACCCGGGCGCGAAGATGAAGTCGACGCTGGTCGTGCACGGTCCCCAAGGCACCGGCAAGAACCTGCTGTTCGAAACCGTGATGGCGATCTATGGCCAGTACGGCGACGTGCTCGACCAGTCCGCCGTCGAAGACAAGTTCAACGACTGGGCCAGCCGCAAGCTCTTCATGATCGCCGACGAAGTGGTGGCCAGGTCGGACGTCTACCACATCAAGAACAAGCTCAAGTCGCTGATCACCGGCGATCGGATCCGCATCAACCCGAAGAACCTGCCGGCCCACTGGGAGCGCAACCACGTCAACCTGGTGTTCCTGAGCAACGAGGCGATGCCTGTGGTGCTCGAGGAAGACGATCGGCGGCACTGCGTGATCTGGACCCCGGAGAAGAAGTCGGCCGAGTTCTATCACGCGGTGCTCGAGGAGATCCGCGCCGGCGGCGCTGCGGCGCTGCACGACTACCTCCTGCACCTGGACCTGGGTGACTTCGGGCCGGGCACGCTCCCGCCCATCACCGACGCGAAGAGCCTGCTGATCGCGCTGGGTCTGGACAGCCCGATCCGATTCCACGACGACCTGGTAACCGGCGACATCCCTGGCCTCGAGGCAACGCCTGGCCTCTCTTCGGACTGGTACCGGGCCTATGTGATCTGGTGCGGCCGCCATGGCTATCGGCCGGCCCCGCAGTCGAAGTTCGTCGTGGCCCTGACCCGGCAGCGCGACGTGGCCCAGGCGCGCAAACGCTACCAGCCCGGCAGCAAGGTGCTGGGCCCCCACAGTTTCCTGCTCCTCGGGCAGCAGGCGCCGCCGGAGGGCAAGTCGGAGCTGTTCTGGCTAGGCGGGTGCCATGCCGACTTCCGCGAAATGCTCGAAGCCTTCAAGGAGGACAAGTGATGCCCGTCGCTGTGCGGGACGTGCGGAGGCTGTGCCGGGTCCCGTGCGGGGCTGAAACCCGCGACAGGGAAGGCTTGTGCGGGGTGTGCGGGGTCCGTCCTAACGTGCGCGTACACATGAAGCGCGTCATTCCCCGTCACATTGAAACGGGAATCACGCGCACGTACCTACCCCCGCACACCCCGCACGCCCCGCACAACGCAGGCGGGGCGCGGGTGTCCTGCGTGTGGGGGTCTGTGCGGGGCACGATGCACCCCGCACAGGCCTGCTCGCGCGGGCGCGCCACTTCTCACTCCCCGTCGCTACGAAAAAAGGGAAGAGGAGGCCTGACTCAATGACGGCGCCCGAAACTGGCACGGCGACCTTCAAGGCCTTCGCTCGGATCCTGGGCGAGCGGTCGCCCAGCTACGTCACCCAGCTCAAGGAACAGGGGCGCCTGGTCCTCACCGACGACGGGAAGCGGGTGCGGGTCAAGGAATCCCTGGCGTTGATCCGCGAGACGGCCGATCCCTCGAAGGCCGGCGTCGCGGCACGTCACGCTGCCCAGCGCGACATCGCGCCGGAGCCGGGGGAAGGGGAGGGGGGCGACGACGGCGAGGGCCTGGACGCGCCGCTGGCCGCCCAGGACGGCCACGCCAGCCGCCGCAGCCGCGCCCTGGCCGACAAGGCCGAGTGGGATGCCAAGGCGGCCGAGCGCGACTACCTGGTGTCCATGAAGCAGCTGCTCAACGCCGACCAGGTGGCGGCGGCGGTGGCGGCGGCGGTGAGCGCCCTGCGCGGCCGGCTCGAGACGCTGCCGTATGACCTGGCGCCGCAGCTGGCGCCGCTCGCCGATGAAGGCCAGATCCGCACGCTGCTCTCCGACGAAGTCGAAGCGGCCCTGGGCGAGTGCGCCCGGCAGCTGACGGCGCTGGCCCGCGCCGAGGCGGCGGCATGACGGTCGCGGCACGCATCCACCAGGCCGCGGCGCGGGCGATCGCGCCGCGCCGGCCGTTGACGGTGTCTGAGTGGGCCGACGAAGAGCGCTACCTGAGCCAGAAGGGCAGCGCCAAGCCAGGCAAGTGGAAGACTGAGACCAACCCGCCGCTGCGCGAGCCCATGGATTGCATGAGCCTGCGCAGCGCGATCCACGACATCGTGTGCATGTTTCCGATTCAGCTGGGCAAGACCGAGATCGCGATCAACGCCGTGGGCTACACCATGGACCACGCGCCGGGGCCGGTGATGGTGGCGCTGCCCGGCGAAGTGTCAATGAACAAGTGGATCAACCAGAAGCTCAATCCAGCGCTGGAGGAAACGCCGGCGATGCGCCAGGCGCTCACCAGCGTGGCGTCGCGCGAGTCTGCCAACCAGCGATCGTTCAAGGACTTCGCCGGCGGCCAGCTCTACATCGAGCACGGCGGTAGCCCGCAGCGGCTCAAGTCCACCACCGTCAAGATCATGATCGTCGACGAGCTCGACGAGTTCGCTGCCAACCTCAAGGGTGGCGACGACCCGATCAAGATGCTCGATGGCCGCACCTCGGCCTTCCCCTCGACGTACAAGCGGCTCTACATCAGCACGCCCTCGATCAAGGGCGTGAGCCGGATCGAAGAGCTGTACGAGAAGTCCGACCAGCGCAAGTACTACGTGCCGTGTCCGCACTGCGCTCATATGCAGCCGCTGGTCTGGAGCGGCCTGCACTGGAACGACGCCGTGACCGAATGCTGGTACGCCTGCAGCGACTGCGGCGCCTGCATCGAAGAGCATCACAAGACGCAGATGATCCGCTTCGGCCGCTGGGTGGCGGAGAACCCTGGGGTCACCACCCGGGGCTACCACCTCAACGCGCTGTACTACCAGTTCGGTCTGGGGCCGCGGTGGCTCACGCTGGCGCGGGAATGGCTCGACGCCCAGGGCGACGTGGCCAAGCTCAAGACCTTCATCAACGATCGCCTGGCCGAGACGTTCGAGGACCCGGCGATGCGGGCGGTGAAGCACAACGTGATCCGCGACCGCGTCGAGCCGCTGCCGCTGCGCATCGCGCCGCCGTGGATCCTCGCCGTCACCGCCGGCATCGACACCCAGGACAACCGCCTGCCGGTGCAGCTGGTCGGGTGGGGCCGCGGCATGCGCTGCTTCCCGCTGGACTACGTGGAGCTACCCGGCGACCCGAACGATGACGAAGTCTGGAACGCGTTGACCCAGCTGCTGAACCAGCCGATCCAGTCCGCTCTGGGCGGCTTGCTTCGCGTCGAGGCCTCGCTGCAGGATGCCGCGGGCCACCGCACCGAGGCGGTGAAGGCCTTCTCCCGAAAAAAGCTGCTGCGCCGGCACATGGTCGGATTCGGCGCCGTGCCGAACAACGCGCCCGTCCTGAGCAAGGGCAAGCTGCAGGACATCAACTGGCGCGGGCAGCTGGACAAGCGCGGCGTGACGATCCACCACGTCGGTACGGTCGCCATCAAGCACCGGCTCTACAGCTGGATCTCAGCCGACGCCGACAAGCCGCCCGACGCCCGGATGGTCCGGTTCAGCGACGAACTGCCGCCGGAGTACTTCGGCGGCCTGGTCAGCGAGACCTACAACCCGACCAAGAACCGGTTCGAGAAACGCCGGGGCGGGCCACGCAACGAGCCGCTGGACACCTGGGTCTACGCCTACGCTGCCACGCATCACCCGGAGCTGCGCCTGCAGAAGGCTACGAAGGCGGACTGGGATGCCCGCGAGGCCCGGCTCATGAAGGCGGCCGAAACAGATGTTTCACGGGAAGCGCGGGGCGCCGGTGGCCCGGGGCGTATCCCAGCCCGCACCGACGGCGACGCCGACTTGCCCGCCACTCGACCACCCGCCCGCCGCCGCAGCGGCTGGGTGGATAGCAAATAGTCCTGGAGGATCCCATGCGAGACGATGCCAAAGCCGAAGACCTGATCGAACCCCTGCGCAAGGCGTTCGCCGAGAACATCCGTCAGGCCGTCCAGGACCTCCCGCCGCACCAGGCGCTGCAGATGGCGGATGCGCTCTGCACGGTGCAAATGGACGTGCTGGCCGGCATGCGCGTGACCTACCGCGCCACGACACCCCTCGATGTCGCCGCGATTACAGAGGACTGGCGGAAGGGGATGTCGTTGCAGGAAATCACGTCCAAGCACCGGATCAGTCGATCTGCGGCGTACAAGCACCATCCCAACCGATCGGCCAAGCGAGCCAAGTCCGGTTGAAAATAGTCCACGGTTGCCCCTGACTGTGGACAGAAGGAGCTATATGTTCCTTGTCCATGTCGGACACTCAGCAGCGCCTGGACAACTACCTCGCCGCGGAAGCGCGCATTCTCACGCGTGGCTTCAGCGTGCAGTTCGACCAGCGCCGCCGGCAGGAAGCGGAACTCATCGAGATCCGCAAAGCCATCAAGGAACTGAAGGCCGAGCTGGCCGCTGAGAACGGCGTGCCGCCCAGCCGCGGCAGCCTGCGCTACCGGACCGCGGTGTTCTCGAAGTGAACGGTCCGACCAAGCCGACGCCGCACCTGCGCATGAACCTGCTCGATCGCGGCCTGGCCGTACTCGCGCCGCGCTACGCTGCCAAGCGCATGCTGGCTCGCAGCGTGCTGGCCCTCTACGAGGGCGGCCGGTCCACCCGGCGCCGCAAGAAGTCCCGCGACAACAGCACCGGCGAGCGCCAGGTCGCTCGCGACGCCGCAACTGTCCGAGCCACGATCCGGGACCTGGAGCGCAACTACGACCTGGTCGATGGCGCCCTGTCCACGCTGGTGCGCAACATCATCGGCCCGAACGGCATCAGCATCGAGCCCACGCCCCGCGTCGGCACGTCCGGCGACAGGTTCGATGACATCGACGACGACTTCGCCCGTTCGCTGCTCAACCTCTGGCGCGAATTCAGCAAGTCGCCTGAGGTCACCCGGACAATGAACTGGGTGCAGGCCCAGGAGCTGGCGTGCCGCTCCTGGCTGCGTGACGGCGAGGTATTCGCGCAGCTGGTCGAAGGCGGCACACTGATCAAGCACGGCAGCGCCGTCCCGCTGTCGATCGAGCTGCTCGAGGCCGACGTGGTGCCGCTCGACTACGAGCGCATCGAACCCAACGTTCAGGCCGGCATCGAGCGCGATGCCTGGGGCGCGCCTCGCGCCTACTACGTCCACAAGACCCATCCCGGCGCCGGCGCCTGGTTCAACAACCAGGACATCAAGCGCGTGCCGGCCGAGCGTTTCTTGCACGTAGCCGTACGCCGGCGCCTGTCCGGCCTGCGCGGCATCAGTCTGTTCGCCAGCGCCATTGACCGACTGCTCGATATCAAGGACTACGAAGAGTCCGAGCGCACGGCAGCGCGCATCGCGGCGCGCATTGCCGCCTATATCAAGCGCGATGTGAACATGGAAGGCTGGGTGGCGGCGGTCGGTGAAGATGGCCAGCCGGCCGATCGCGACTTCCTGCTCGAGGCGGGTGCGCTGTTCACCGACTGCGCCCCGGGCGAGTCAATCGAGATGGTGGACCCGAAGCGGCCCAACACCATCCTCGAGCAGTTCCGCACCGCCATGCTGCGCGCCGTGTCCCGCGGCATCGGCCTGAGCCACTCGAGCCTGACTGGCGACTACGACGGCACTTACTCGGCGCAACGCCAGGAGCTGGTCGAAGCCTACGACGGCTACCGAATGATGACGCAGACCTTCGTTTCTCGCTTCGTCCAGCCGATCTGGGAGCGCTTTGTCGAGACGGCGATCCTCGCGGGCCAACTCAACGTGCCTGCGCACATCCGCCGCGACTCGGTCGCGCAGGCCTCGTTCCGAGGTCCGAAGATGCCCTGGATCGATCCGCTCAAGGAAGCCAACGGCATCCGCGTGCTCGCGCGAACCGGCGTGCAATCGCTCACGCAGACCATCGCTGAGCGCGGCGGTCGCCTCCAGGACGTGTTCGAGGAAATCGCCCGCGAGCGTGAACTGGCCGCCGAGCTTGGCATCAAGTTCGACAGCGACATCGCCAACGACAAGTCCGCCAGCGCCAGCGTCACCAAAGACGACGACGACACCGACGAAGCGCCGAAACGCATTCCGCGCCAGCGCCTTGCGCGCATGCGCCTGGTCAGCACCGGAGACAACTGATGAAAAAGCATGCTCTGCACGTCGCCCTGCTCGCAGGCCTCTACGCCACCGCCGTCATGGGCGCGCCGCGCACCTCGCGTGATCGCCCGGCCATCGATCCGTGCATGTCCCTGCGGCCGGTCGCCAACCAGGCCGACGCCTACGAGCTGATGATCTACGGCGACATCGGCGACAGCTGGTGGGGCGAGTCGGTCACGGCCCAATCGGTGGCAGAGCAGCTCAACGCCCTCGATGACTCCGTGGCCACCATCAATGTCCGGATCAACAGCTATGGCGGCAGCGTCGCCGATGGCATGGCGATCTACAACGCGCTCAAGCGCCACCCGGCGACCAAGGCCGTCACCGTCGACGGTGTCGCGATGTCCGCCGCCTCGCTGATCGCCATGGCGGGCGACACCGTGACCATGCCGCCGGCGTCGCTGCTGATGATCCATGCGCCCTGGGGCGGGATCATGGGCAACGCCAAGGAGCTGCGGAAGTACGCGGACATCCTGGACAAGTTCAGCGAGTCGATGGCGGCTGCCTACGTGGCGAAGTCTGGCAAGACCACCGAGGCCATCCTCGCGCTGCTCCAGGACGGCGAAGACCACTACTACACCGGCGATGAAGCGGTGGCCGAGGGCTTTGCCGACGCCGTTGCCGAGCCGCAGGAAGAGTCCGCCGAGCCCGACGAGTCCGCGCGCCAGTTCGCCAGCCAGCTGCTCGAGCGGATCAGCGCCCGCGGCGCCCCCGCCCGCTATGCCGGCCTGGCCGTGGCCGCTGCCCTGCGCATGGCCCCGGCGCCTGCTGCTACCCCTTCCGCGCCGCGCGTCACCGCGCCCGCCCCCGCAACTCCGGCCGCATCGGCTGGAAACACCACGCCGGCGCCCGCCGGTAACGACCCCGGAGAAACCGTCATGACCGAAGAAGAGAAGAAGGCGCAGGCCAAGGCCGTCCTGGCGGCCGACAAGGCCCGCCGTGAAGCCATCCGCGCCAAGTTCAGCCCGTTCCTGTCCCGCCAGGACCTCGACGGCGCCGCGCTGAAGGCGCTGCAGACCGCCTGCGAGGACAACCAGGAAACCACGCCGGAGGCCGCCAGCACCCAGCTGCTCGACTTCCTTGGCAAGGACACCACGCCGATCGCCGGCAACCACCGCACCGAGATCACCCGCGACGAGACCGCGACGTATCGCGAAGGCGCGATCCTGGCGACGCTCAACCGCAAGGACCCGCAGGCGTTCAAGCACGACGAGCGGTCGACGCAGTTCCGTGGGTTCACGCTCATGGACCTGGCTCGCGACTGCGTCGAGCGCGCCGGCCAGCGCACCCGTGGCATGTCCCGCGGCGAAGTGGCGATCAAGGCCCTGCAGTCCACCAGCGACTTCCCGAACATCCTCGAGGCGGTGATCACCAAGACCCTGCGCCGCGGCTACGAGGGCACGTCGCGGACCTTCGTTCCCTGGACCCGCCAGGCCACGCTGCCCGACTTCAAGGAAGTCAGCCGCGTGCAGCTGTCCGGTGCACCCAACCTCAAGCGCGTGCTCGAGGGCGCCGAGTACGAGTTCGGCACCTTCACCGATGGCGCCGAGAAGTACCGGGTGCAGAAGTACGGCCGCATCGTGGCCATCACCTGGGAAACCATCATCAACGACGACCTCAACGCGCTGACCAGCATCCCGATGGCGTTCGGTGCCTCGGCTGGCGACCTCGAGAGCGACATCGTCTACGGCGTGCTCACCGCCAACGCGGTGATGTCGGACAACATCGCCCTGTTCGACGGCGCCCACGGCAACCTGGGCACCGCCGCGGCGCTGATCGACGCCGTGCATCCCGACCCGGCGGTGGCGAGCCCGCTGGCCGAAGCCCGCAAGATGATGCTGCTGCAGAAGGGCCTCGAGGGCCGCTACATCACGGTCCGTCCGCGCTTCCTGATCGTGCCGCCGGATCTGTACGAGGCGGCGCTCAAGGTCACCGGTGCCGGCTTCGCCGCGGCGCGTGCCCAGGACAAGAACGTCATCGGTCCGTCGCTGACGCCGATCGAGGAGCCGCGCCTGCACGATTCCAGCCAGACCGCCTACTTCCTGGCGGCCGATCCGGCGGGCGTGGACACCATCGAGTACGCCTACCTCGAAGGCCACGAGGGTGTGTTTACCGAGTCGAAGGCGGGCTTCGAGGTGGACGGCCTGCAGGTCAAGTGCCGCCACGTGTTCGGCGCCAAGGCGATTGACCATCGCGGCCTGTTCAAGAACGCCGGCGCCGCGCCGACGGCCTGGCCGCAGCCGGAGTGACCTGAGCTGGCGGCGCCCGTCCGGGCGCCGCCAGATCCGGGCCTGCTTCACCCCACCTTTCCAACTGGTCACTTCGACCGGTCATTTCGGAGAACGACATGAAGAACGCAGTCGACAACGGCAGCACCATCAACTACACCAACGGCGGCGGCACGACCATCCCGTCCGGTCGGCTCTTCGCCGCTGGCCACATCCTCGCCGTCGCGATCGCCGACATCGCCCCCGGCGCCACCGGCGCCTGCCAGGTCACCGGCAAGGTCACCGCGCCCAAGGTGTCGGGCGCCGTCTTCGGCGTCGGCGAGAAGCTCGTCTTCGACGTCAGCGCCGGCAGCGGCGTGGGCGCGTTCGACGACTCGGCGGCCACCCCGGCGGCGGGTGACCTGACCGGGGCCGCGGTGGCCGCGGAGGCGGGCACGGACGGCCAGACCAGCTGCGTGGTCATCCTGACCCCGGGCAACGCCACCCTGACCGCCGGCGGCTGACCGGACGCCCTGACGCCATGCGCCTGATCAAGACCCTCGTCGTGCACTGCAGCGCCACTCCGCCCGGCCGCGACATCGGCCGGGCGGAGATTGACCGCTGGCATCGCGACAAGGGCTGGGCCGGGATCGGCTACCACTACGTGATCCGGCTCAACGGCACGGTCGAGAAGGGCCGTCAGGACCGTGTCGCCGGAGCGCACGTGGCCAACCACAACGCGCTCTCGATCGGGATCTGCGTGGTGGGCGGCGTCGGCACGGACGGCCGCGCCAGGGACACCGTCACGGCCCAGCAGGCGGTCGCGCTCGAGCAGCTGCTGGTGCGGCTGCGTTCGGAGTACCCCGGCACCCGCATCTGCGGGCACCGGGACCTGAGTCCGGATCGCAACCGTGACGGCGTGGTCACTCGCGACGAGTGGCTCAAGGAATGCCCCAGCTTCGACGTTGCGGCCTGGTGCCGCGCCCGTGGAATCAACCCGGAGGCCAGCGCGTGAACGTGTTCGAACGCATGCTCGATGGCTACGCCCGGCTCTGGCGCCGTTCGCGCCAGGCCATTCTCGCGCTGGTGCTGATGGGCGTCCTGCTGGTGCTGCTTGGCTGCCTGAGCCAGTCCGCCCTGTCGGTCAGCCTCGGGCTGGCCATCCTGATCTGCCTGTCGTCGTTCGCCTGGTTGATCGGCGAGACCGACCGCTGGCCGGGAGAGTAAACACCATGCCCTACCGGCACGCAGCCAACGAGATGCTTCAGCTCAAGACCACGGCCGGTCTTGCCTGGCTTGGGGCCTTGCTCAGCTGGGACTCGACGACCGCCTTCATCGGCGTGCCGCTCAACGTGCTGCTGGCCGGCCTCACCGGCGCGCTGCTCGGCATTGCCTACGGCGAGCCGATCACTCCGCGTCGGCGCCTGCTGGTCACCACCGTGGTGAACGCGTTCCTGGCGGCCGGCATCAGCGCGCTGCTCCCGCACTTGCCGATGTTCGGCTGGCTGGGCAACGCGCCGGCCGCGGCCCTGGCGTTGGTGCTGGGCTTCACGCTTCGGTGGGCCGTGCCCGCCGCCGTCGAGAAGCTTCCTGAGCTGGTGCGTGCTTTGGCCGCCCGGCTGGGCGCCCGCGAGTCTCCCGGGGGTAAAGACCCATGACCTGGCTGCTGATCACGTTTGCGGTACTGGCCTCGGCCCTGCTGCTCTACGCGGTGGTGGTCGAGCTCAATGACATGCCGCGCTGCGAGCGCGGCCAGTGCTGGGCGACTTGCCTGCGCCACCACGTTCGGGCGCTTGGCCTGGTGCTCGTCGGCGCCGGCGCCGGCATGCATGCGTTCCGGCTGTTGGCCGGCCTTCCAGTGGATCTGCTGAGTCTAGCCATGGTGCTGGGCGTCACCTTGATCTACCTCAGCCGCAGCGCGGAGTGGTTGAGCTACCTGCTGCGCGGCGATCGCCGCCGCCCCGACACGGTGCCCGGCGCCGACAGGCGGGCGCGATGATCGTCGGCGCCAAGCTGCTCGCGGGCCTCGGGCTCGCCCTGGCACTGAGCCTGGGCGGCAACGCGCTGCAGCTGTTCCGCGCCGGCGTGGCCAGCGGCGAGGCCAAGAACACTAGCAAGCTCGAGCAGCTGCAGCGCGAGAACGCGGGCCTCGCCAAGGCACACGCGATAAACGAGACCCTGGCCGGCCAGCGCAACATCGAGCGCACCGAGATCCTCGGCGAGCTCGAGCTGATCGCCGAGCGCGCCCGCCCGGTCAAGTTTGTCTACCGCGAAGCCGCCGCGGCTGCACCGCTGGCCTTGGGCTGCGCACCGGGGCAGGGTCGCATGGACGCCGTCAACCGCGGCCTGGCCGGTGAGGTGTCGCCGTGATTCGGCTGCTGCTGATCGCCCTGGCGCTGGTGCTGCTCACCGGCTGCCAGCGTGAGGTGCCCGAGACGCGGCCGGTGCAGGCGCAGTGCGCTGACCTCTGCTACGAGCCCTGTGTCGACAAGACGGGCGACACCGGCGTGCGCTGGGAGGGTGACGCGCCGATCCCGATGCTTGGGACGACCTGGCCGACAACACCGTCGCCGCGTTGAGCGGCAAGCTGCGCCGCTGCGAAGTGAAGCGCACCGCGTGCACCCGCTGCCTGGACCGCCTTGAGGCGCAGGGAGTGATCATCCAGTGACCGACTTTGACGACATGCACTCGGCCCTGTTCGAGACCTTCGGTGTCGACGGCAGCGTGATGCGCGGCGCCGGCCCGGCCGTGCCCGTCCTGGTCGTGATCGACGAAGGCCAGGAAATGCTTGGCGACCACGGCCAGTCGGTCGGCCAGGTCACGGTCGCGAAGTTCCGGGTGGCGCAGTTCCGTCCCCGGTCCAGCGATCTGCTGACGGTGGGCACCGAAACCCGGACGGTTCAGAAGGTAATCCGCGACGACGGCTACGTCGCCGAGGCGGTGCTGTATGGCTGAGCCCATCATCAGCCGCCAGATTCTCCTGGGCCTGCAGGCGCGCCTGCAGACCGTGCTGGTCGCCAATGGGTACCACACCGACGCCGGCCTCGACGTGCGCGTCGAGGAAAGCCAGGGCGTGTGCACAGCCCCATTCCTCTCCTTGTGGAATGCCAACATCGTCCGCGCCGGGATCCCGAGCGAACGCGAGCTCACAGTGATCATCGAAGGGCAACTGCCGGTGTCGCTGGCCAACGCGCACGGGCTCATCGAGGCGCTCGCCGATGACATCGAACGCAGCCTCGACGGGTTCAAGCCCCCGGCAGCGGCGCTGCCGATGAAGTTCAGCGAGACCGTGTTCCTGGAAAAGCCCGACGGTCTGCCGGTGATGGCGTGCCAGTCCATGTTCGAGACAGGGTTCCGCCGATGAGCCGCAACCGCAACTTCGAGCTGCAGGGTGCACTGGCGGCCTCGCGAAACCTCAAAGGCATCACGACTCAGCTGCCCTTCCTGCAAAAGCGCGCCATCCAGACGCTGGCGCGGCGCCTGCTCGTGCAGGCGCGCCGCGACATCCAGGCCGAGTACAACATCCGCGCCGATCGCGTTCGCAAAGACCTGAGCCTCAGCCTCAATCGCGACCGCGTGCGCGTGACCGGCCACTGGCGCGGCGTCGGCCTGAGCCAGTTCGGGGCCCGCCAGACGCGCAAGGGCGTCACCGCCGCCATCTTCCGCGGCCGGCGTTCGCTGTACCCGGGCGCGTTCATGGCCAGGCTGCTCAGCGGCAACGTCCAAGCCGTCTCGCGCGAGGGCGAAAAGCGCTTGATGACCAAGGGCCGCTACGAAGGAAAGCGTCGCCAGCCGCTGGTGACGCACTACGGCGCGACCGTCGCCCAGATGCTGGCCAAGGGCCGCCGCCCGGAACGCCTGGCTGACTTTGCCGCCGGCGTGCTCGGCGACGAAATCGACCGCCTGCTCACCTCGTTCTACCAACGCCCGGCCCGTCCGGGTTCCTGACCCATCGCCCCACCACCGGAGAAATCGCGATGAAAGACTTCAGCTTCCAGGGCCGGATCGAACTCGGCACCCGCCTCGCCGGCGGCAAGCCCGGCAACCTGCGCTGGGTGGGTGATGCCACCAGCTGCAACCTTGCCTTCGCCACCGAGAACGAGGATCGGACCGAGACCTTCTCGGGCCAGCGCCTGCAGTCGGCACGCATGCGCACGTCGACCTCGGTCAACCTGAGCCTGGTGCTGCGCTACGCCACGCCGGCGAACCTGCAGCTGGGGCTGTTCGCCACGGCCAACAACGTCGCCGGCGCCGCCGTCGTGGACGAGCCGCTGCCCGCGGGCCTGGTGCCCGGCGATCGCCTGGTGCTGGGCAAGCCGTCCGGCATCACGCTGCTCTCGCTCAAGGACAGCGAGGACCCGGCCGCCACGGTCGACCCGGACGACTACACGCTCGAGAACGCCGCCGGCGGCATCGTGGCCATCAACTCGGTGGCGGGCTACGTGCAGCCGCTGCTGGCCAGCTACACGCACGAGCAGTTCACGCGCATGCCGATGTTCAGTGCACAGCCGCCGGAGCGCTACTTCTACCTGCACGGCGTCGACACCATCTCCGGCAAGCCGGTGCGGGTGGCGCTGTACCGGGTGCAGTTCAACCCGATCAGCGAGCTGGCCCTGCTCAACGATACCTTCGGCGAGATCACCCTCGAGGGCACGGCGCTCTACGACGCCGAGGCCGCGCTGGATGCGACGTTCGGCGGGTTCGGCTACATGGACCTGGCGCCCGAAAGCTGATGGCCAGGAAGCTCCCTCCGGCCGGCAAGGAGCCGGTCGGCTCTTCCGCGGTCGCCGCCTCCGAGGCGGCGGCCGAGTTGGCGGTCATGCAGCCGGACATCGAGCTGCCGATCGACGGCCGTCAGGTGCGGATCCGCGAGTACGGGTTCTTCGAGGGCCTCGAGGTCGCGCACCGGCTGACGGGGTTCATCGACGACATGGCGAAGACCATCGGCAAAGACCTGCGCTACGACCGCGTGCGCCGGCTGTTCGGTGTTCACCGTGACCAGGTGATCCCGGCGGCGGCGCTGTCGGCCGACGTCGAGCCGGAGTGGGTGGCGGGCCTGAAGGGCAACTCGGCCGAGCTGTTCATGTCCACCTGGTTCGGAGTGAACGCGGGTTTTTTCGTGCGCGAGGCGGTGGTGTCGATGCGGGAGGCAAGGCTGGCGACAGCGTCAAGTGGTCCGACGTCTTCGTCTGCCTCGCCCGCGCCGGATTCGGCGACGCAGACCGCCTCGGACGGTGCACCGAGCGGCAACTGAACCTGTGGTACGCGGCTGCGGTCCGGGCCGAGAACAAGCGTCAGGCGGCCAGCATTGAAGCGGTAATGCATGGGTTCACCGGCAGCAAGGAAGCGATCGCGTTCATGAAGAAACTCCGGGAGAATTGAGGTGAGCAACCGCGACTTCCAGATCGAAATGCGCATGCGCGCCGAGTTCGCTTCGGCGCAGAAAGGTCTGGAACAGATCCAGGGCAACCTCGAAAAGATCGAGGACGCCGCCGCCGGCGCCTCCAGCGAACTGGCCAAGGTCGGAACCTCCAGCGAGAGCACCGGCAGCCAGGCCTACGCCCAGACCAGCCGACTCACGCAGCAGGCGATCGCCGCCGAGATCGGGCTGATCCGCGAGCTGCAGGAGCGTCTGCAGTCGGGCGCCGCATCCTGGGATGACCTGGCGGACACCGAGGCCCGGCTCGACGCGGCCATGTCCAAGGGCCTGATCACGGCCGAGGAGTACGACGAAGCGCTTGGCCAGCTCGACAAGAGCCACAAGCAGCTGACCGCCAGCACGGACCGTCAGCAGAAGTCGATCGACGGCGCCCTGTCCCGATATGACCGGGCCGGTGCGCAGCTGCAGCGCCTGGCGTCGGACGAAGTCAAGCTCAAGCGCGCCGTCGACGAAGGCCGCATCAGCCGCGAGCAGTACAACAAGGCGATGGCTGGCATTGCCGCGCAGCGCGCCTCCGTGCAGGGCATCAACAACCAGGCGCGGGCGCTGCGTGGCTTGAACCTCGAGACCGCCGGCGTCCAGCGCAACCTCACGCAGCTGCTGACCTACTCGGCCAGCGGCCAGTGGGGCATGGCGGGACGGCAGATCGTGCAGCTCGGCAACGGGGCAGGGCTGGCACGGATTGCACTCTCGGGAGTCGGTGCTGCGGCGCTTGGCGCGGCTGCTGGCATTGGTGTGGTGACGGTCGCGGCCGTGAAGGGCTACCTGGAGTTTCGTGCCTTCGAGCGGGCGCTGATCGCCACCGGCAAGGCGGCGGGCGTGACCGCCGGCCAGCTGGTCGAGATCAGCTCCAGCGTCGGCAGCGAGACCGGCCAATTCGCGGACGCCAACAAGGCGCTGCAGGCGCTGGTGGCGTCCGGAAGGATCGCCGGGGATTCGCTCAACAGCGCAACTTCGGCTGCGGTCAACCTTGCGACCCTGACCGGCCGGAGCATCGACGACACCACCAAGGACATCATCCGGCTTGCCAAGGAACCGACGAAGTTCCTGGTGGAGATGAACGAGCAGTACAACTTCCTCACGACCGAAGTGTACGAGCACGTGCGTTCCCTCGAGGACCAGGGCCGCAAGACAGACGCGGTTCGCGTCGCACTGGGTGAACTGGCTCGCGTCCATGAAGACCGGGTCAGAGAGATGCGTGAATCGGCCGGTCTTCTGGAGCGCACGTGGCTCGCCGTTAGCACGGCGGTCAGTGGCGCGTTCAACGAGTTCAAGTTGTTGGTGGCCGGAATCGGGAGCACGGATCCCAGCGCGGAGATCCGTCGCATCGAAGCCGAGCTCGCCGCCAGGCGGAGCACGACGTTCAATGCGCTGCAGAATTCGCTTCCCGGGCTCAATCTCGTCGTCGGCGCGCTCCGCGACGATCGCAGCGAGGAGGCCCTGCGCGCCAGACTGGAGGTGCTGCGGGAAGAGAAGGCGGTCACGGAGGAGCTGACCGCGGAGGAAGCCAAGCGCCGCAAGCTGGAATCGGATGCGGTCGCAGTTCGTGCCAGGTGGGACGACGAGACGGCCCGGGCAGACAAGGGGATTGCCCGGCAGAGGGAACTGAACGCCCTGCTCGAGGAGTTCGAGACGATCCAGGCTGATGCGCGTGCGCGTGGCGTTGAAGACCCGCGCCTGACCGATGGCTCGTACCAGCGCCGCTTCGACGCGATCATCAAGAAATACGAAGAGAAGGGGGAGAAGGCCACCAAGGCGGGCAAGGACGTCGAGGCCGCCGGGAAGCGCGAGATCGAGAACCTGTGGCGCCAGATCGGCATGCTGGACCTGATGGACGAAGCGACCGGCCGTGTTTCGGAAAGCGCCCGGATCTACTACGAGATCACGAAGGGCGGCTACAAGGACTACAGCGCCGGCGTGAAGCAGCAGCTGATCGACGCCGCGCAGCTGCTCGACAGCGAGCGCAACAAGATCGAGCTGGCCAAGGAGTTTGCCAACGCGCAGCTCGAGATCCTCGCCCTGCAGGGAAAGGCCTCGGACGCCGAGTTCCTGCGCGCCCAGCAGCGCATCACGCAGCTGCAGCAGCAGGCGCTGAATGCCGGCCGCGCTGACCAGGCTGCCGGCTTCAGCCAGTTGCTGGGCCTGAAGCAGGCCGAGAACGATCTAAAGCAGCTCGAGGCCACCTGGCAGCAGGTGATGGGGGAGATCCAGCGGCGCCAGCAGGCCATCCAGGTGCAACAGCAGGCGGGCCTGCTGACCGCTGGTGGGGCCCAGCGCGAAATCGTCGCGCTCTACCGCGAACAGTCCGTGCTGCTCAACGAGCTGCTGCCAAAAATGGAAGCCGCAGCGATCGCGCTGGGCAACCCCGAAGCGCTGGCCAACGTCCAGCGCATGCGGCTCGAGCTGCAGTCCATGGCGGCCACCACGGACCTGCTGCGAACGACCATCGCCAACACTTTCGAGAGTTCGTTCTCCAATTCGCTGGTCAGCTTGGTGACTGCGACCAACAGCCTGCGCGAGGCCGGCGAGCAGTTCTTCCTGTCGATGGCGCGTGGCGTGGCGGAGTTCATCGCCCAGGAATGGTCGCAGCAGCTGGCCGGGAAGCTGTCTGGCTTGCTCGGCATGCTCGGTGGTGGCGGACAGGGCGGGGAGCAGCAGGCGGCCGCGGCGACGTCCGCCGCTGCCGCAAGCCTGCAGATCGCATCTTCGACACTCAGCACCGGTGCGACCGCGCTGGCGGCCCCGGCAACGCAGCTGGGCGTAGCCGCCGGCGCTATGATCCCCGGTGCGACCGCGATCGCCACCGCAGCTGGCCAACTGCTGTTCGCCGCCCAGTCGCTAGCGGCTGCGAACGCGGCCGGCTCGATCGGCGGCTTTGACGCTGGCGGCTTCACCGGCTACGGCGGCAAGTACCAGGTCGCCGGCGTCGTCCACCGTGGCGAGTACGTGATGCCGCAGGAGACGGTCGCCAAGTACGGCCTCGACTACATGCGCGCCCTGCACGCGGGCCAGATCCCCCGCGCCCGGTTCGCCCGGGCGCTGCCGCCCGCGCCAGTGCGCTCGCCCAAGTTCAGCTACGCCAGCGGCGGCCTGGTGGGCGGTGGCATGCCGGCGCCGAGCCTGACGCTGCGCAACTACACCCTGTTCGACATCAACGAGCTCGCCCAGCGCCTGGCTGAAGTGCCGGCATTCGAGAAGGCCGTGGTCAACAAGGTGCTCGACAACAGCAGCGCCGTGCGGGAGGGCCTGCAGTCGTGAGCTTCGCCTCTGGCCAGCCGGTGATCTGGCCGTTTCCCGCCGACTGGGGCAAGCCCGTGCGCGAGACGCTGGCCTGGCTCACCGATGCGATGGTCGCGCCCACGAGCGGGATCGGCCCGAAGCGCCAGCTGCGTACCGCGCCGCGGCGGTCGTTCGCCTTCGACGTGATCGGCGACAAGCGCGATCGCCGGGTGATCGACAACCTGCGCTTCGACCGCGGCGCCCAGCCCTGGCAGCTGCCGATCTGGCACGACGGCCAGGTGCTGGCTGAAGCCGTGGCCATGGACGGCGAGTTCATTCCCTGTCGCACGACCGGCTTTGATTTCGTCGCCGGCGGTCAAGCGGTGCTGTGGTCGGCCGTGGATGTCTGGGAGCTGGTCACGATCAACGCCGTTGAGGCCGAAGGCTTGGCGCTGGCCGACGGCCTGCAGGCGGCCTGGTCCGCCGGCGCCCGGCTCTGGCCCGTGCGCCGGGCGTTCCTGCCGGACGCCTCGGAGGAATCCGCCTGGCACGACGACGCCAGCCGGATCCCGCTGCAGTTCCGGGTGGACGAGCCCTGCGACTGGCCGGCCGTGATGCCGGCGGCGACGTACCGCGACCTGCCGCTGCTGGACATCCGCCCCGACATGGACGGCACCGTGGCCAGCCGCTACGGGCGCGACCTGCAGCTCGTGGACGAAGAGACCGGCACCATCGCCACCTTCGACCTGCCAGGGCTTCCCCAGCGCTCGCAGGCGCACGCCTGGAAGCTGTTCGGGCGGGAGGAGCACTCCGCGTTCCGATCGCTCGCCTACGGCCTGCGTGGGCGCATGGGTGAGCTCTGGGTGCCCAGCTGGAACGCCGACCTGAAGGTGGTCTCCACGATCGGCGCGGCCTCGACGTCGCTGACCGTGGAGTGGTGCGGCTACTCCCTCTACGGCCGACAGCAGCTCGGCCGCCGCGACATCCGCATCGAGGTCGCCGGCGGCGGGGTCTACTGCCGGCGCATCACCAACTCAGTCACCGCAGGCGCCACCGAGGTCCTGACGCTGAACGCGGCCCTGGGCGTCGAGGTGCCTGCCGCGGCGATCCGTGCCGTGAGCTTCATGGCCCTGTCGCAGCAGGCGAGCGACCAGGTCGAAATCGACCACGTGACCGACGCCGATGGCCTGGGTCTGTGCTCGATGCGCTGGGAGGCCGTCCGTGCCGATCTCTGACGCCATCGCCGGAGGCACCCGCCGTGACCTTTAACCTGCTCGAGCTGAGCCGGAACATGGGACGGCCCATCGGGCTGCTGCGCTTGGCCCGCGGCAACGTGGTGGCCCGGTTCACCGATGCCGACCGCGAGATCCCCGTCGACGACGAGGACTACCTGCCGCTGGCCGTGTCGCGCTCGGAGATCCGCGACAGCAGCGAGCGCCGGAAGAACCTGGTCAAGCTGACACTGCCGATCAACGCCAGCGTCACGTCCTGGTGGCGGCCGTACCCGCCGAGCGGCCCGGTGTTCGTGACCTGGCTGGCCAAGCACTACGGCGACGACGAGGTCGTCGTGGAGTGGACGGGGCGCGTGATCGGTGCGCGCTTCACCGACACCGTCATGGAGCTCAACTGCGAGCCCACCCGGTCCAACGGCGGCAGCCGCGGCCTGAACCTGCGGTGGCAGCGCGGCTGCCCGCTGGCGGTGTATTCCCAGGGCATCGGCATGTGCAACCTCGACAAGGCGGACTTCGCCGTGCCGGGCGTGCTGACGGCTGCGGAGGGCATCGCGCTCGAGGCGGATGCGTTCGCCGCATTGCCCAGCGGCCGCCTCGCCGGCGGCTTCGTCGAGTACGTGCGTGCGGACGGCGAGGTCGAGACCCGCAGCATCATGGCCCACGCCGGCAACCAGATCATCCTGAACTACGGCACCGATCAGCTCGAGGAAGACTCGGAGGTCACCGCGTACTGGGGCTGCCCGCACAACTTCGCTGCCTGCCGCGACATTTTCGAGAACGAAGAGAACTACGGCGGTGCGGTGTACGCGCCCATCAAGAGCCCCATGGACGGATCGCCGCTATGACCCCGCGCCTGCCTCTCTCCCGTCGCATTCCCAGCCTGCGCTGGTGCCTGGCCAAGGCGCGGCTGCACGTCGCCTACGCGTTGGCCCTGCCGACCCGTGAGCTGGTCTCGCGCGGCTCCGCGCTGGTGGCCGCCGTGATGCTGGTGGTCGCGTGCGTAACCTACGTCGGCCTGCAGGCGCCGCCGCCGGCGGCCGAGGGCGAGATCGAAGTGGTGCGGGCGTGGGTCAACTTCCTGATCCAGCTGGCCATCATGCTGGTGGCGGCGCTGGTGTCTTACGCGATGCGCCCGAAGCCCAAGGATCCCGAGGTGGCCAAGGCCAGCGTGCCGGTGACCGAAGACGGCAAGAGCATCCGGCGCATCTACGGCGAGGTCTGGATCCCGGACTCGATCATCCTGGGCTTCAAGCAGACCGGTACGACGAAGATCAAGGCCAAGGGCGGCAAGAAATGAAGGTGACCATCGCCCACCTGCGATCCGTGCCCGGCTTCACCGCTCGCCGGGGCTTCTGCGCCAGCGGTGCACGGGCCTGGTTCCAACGGCATGGTCTGGATTGGTCGGAGTTCGTGCGTCACGGCATCGACGCCGAGCAGCTGGTCGCCACCGGCGACGGCATGGCCCTGAAGCTGGTCGAGCACGCCCGTCAGGAGGACGAGCATGGGCAGTAAGAGCAAGCCGACCATCGGCTATTGGTACTCGATGCTGATCCATTTCGGTCTCGGCCGCGGCCCGCTGGACGCCTTGCTCGAGTTCCGAGGCGGCGACAAGACCGCGTGGGCTGGCGAACAGACCACCAACGGCGTGATCGAGGTGAACGCCGAGAACCTGTGGGGAGGAGAAAAGGCCGAAGGCGGCATCAAGGGACAGCTGCACGTGATGATGGGTGCGCAGGACCAGATGCCCAGCGCGCTGCTGGCGGACGTTCTAGGCCCGGATCAGTCGGCCTACCGGGGCAGGGCCACCGTCATTTACAACGGGCGGTATGGTGCGTTCAATCCCTATCCGAAGCCAGCGGCGTTCAAGGTGCGCCGCATCCTGAAGGGCTGGGACGGCGATGTCTGCTGGTATGAGGAGAAGGCCGCGATTGGCATGGGTGGAGAAGGCCTACTCAGCGCCGAATCGTTTGCGGAAACCTTCTCGGCGGGCCTGGACCCTTACGACGCTACGCAAGGTGGCCCCAGCTTGGCTGGCTTCACCGTGGTTTCAGCGATGGGGGGACCGGCGCTCCAGATCGACGGCGCCGCCGCAGGCGCAGCCCGCACTATTCGCCGATTCGGACCCACCGGCGAGTGGGTCGGCTTCTCGGCAGAGGTGACGCTGGAGGAAGCGACCAGCGACGACAACGCGGTCATGTACTTCTGGGGGCCCAGCAGCAGCGATTCCCAAGTCATCAAGGGCATTTTGAATTTCAGCCGGCAGTCCATCTACGCACCTGGCGGCATTCGCCGCGCCACCTTCTGGGTGCAGGGCGCGGCAATAGACTCGGGAACCGGAATCGCCCTTACGGACGGAACGCTGGACCTCGGCGTTGTCTACAAGTTCGAAGGCGACTACCTGCCCGCAGAGGATCGTTGGTCGGTGCGCGTCTACAGAGCCGGCGTGCTAATTAACACCTTGAGCATCCCGGTCAGTGTGGCGCCCGGGCGGGTCAATGAAATCCGTTTTCAGACCGAGATCGCAGCAGGGCTGGCGCGAATTCGTCTGCCGGGCTACCGCTACATCCCCACGGACCCTCCCTTCTATGGGATGAACCCAGCGCACATTCTTTATGACAGCCTGACGAGCCAAGACATGCAGGGTGAGCCGGTCGATCTGATCAACGAGGCCAGCTTCACTGTGGCCGCCGATCGTCTGTTTGCCGAAGGATTTGGACTGTGCACGGAATACGACGCCGGTTCGGAAACCGTCGAGCAATTCCAGCAGCGAATCTGCAACGTCATCGGCGCAACGCTGAGCCAGAGCCGCACCAATGGGCAGTACTACCTCATGCTGGTGCGCGGGGACTACGACGTGGGAAGCCTGCCCATCCTGGGAGACGACGACATCCTTGAGTACGCCGAGGAAACGACGGATCCCCTCGAATCGGTTAACCAGGTCGGCATCGAGTGGTTCGACCCGATCAAGAAGGAAAAGCGCACGACGACGCCCCTGCAGGCCCTTGGCGCCATTCAGGCCGCCGGCGGCGTGATGGCCGAAACCATCGCTTACCCGGAGATCCCCAGTGAGAGCCTGGCACTGCGTGTGGGGGCTCGCGACTTGCGTCAGAAATCCCTCCCGCTCAAGCGCTTTACCCTGACCACGACCCGCAAGCCTTACAACTGGCGTGCGGGACGCATTTTTCGACTGCAGGCGCCGCGCCGGGGTATAGCCGACATGGTGTGCGTCCTGGGCGAGATCGGCGCCGGTGTCCGCCGGTCAGGCGCGATGAGCGTGCGTGCCCTTCAGGATGTTTCAGGCCTGCCCAGCACGACCTACGTGGTCGCCGAGCCGGGTGTGGATACGTCGCCTTCACCCGTGCCCACTGTCCCCGATATCCAGGCGGCGTTCGAGGCGAGCTTTATTGATCTGGTCGGCCGCTTGACGGCCGGAGAGCGCGCGGCGCTGAGCGACGACGCCGGCTTCCTCCTGACCGCCGCTGCCCGCCCTGGCAACGGCGTGAACTACGACCTCTGGACTCGCGCAAGCGGTGAGGAATTTGCCGATGGCGGCAGCGGCGATTGGAGCCCCGCGGCGATCGTCGTCGAGGGCGCCAGCCAGACCGACACCGACTTCACCGTGACGCAGGCCAATGGCCTTGAGGCCGTCGCCGTTGGCGAAGCCGCGTTATGGGGTCAGGAGGTCTGCCGCGTCGAAGCGATCAACCCGGGCGACGGCACGCTGACTCTGGCGCGCGGCTGCGCAGACACGGTCCCGCAGATCCACCCGGCTGGCCAGCCCATCCTGTTCTACGAAGGTGACGCCTCCAGCGATACGCGCGAATACAGCGACGGCGAGATCGTAGAGGCCAAGGTACGAACGCGGACTGCCAGCCAGCTGCTCGAGCTGGAGTTGGCGCCGACGCTGACCTTGGAAATGGCTGGTCGTTTCGCAAGACCCTACCCGCCAGGCCTGCTGCGGCTCAGCGACGGTATCGGCGCCGACCGGGCTTATCCGACAACCGTGCGTGGCGAAATCACCGTCACTTGGGCGCACCGAGACCGGCTGCTGCAGGCGGATCAGGTCATTTCCGAGAGCGAGGCCAGCATCGGTCCCGAAGCAGGAACGACCTATACCGTCACCTACTACCTTGACGAAGACATCGAGCACACCGAGAGCGGAATCACCGGCACCAGTGCGACACCCCAATTGCTGTCCGGCATCGGCGTTGGCCGCATCGAAGTCGTAGCGATCCGCGACGGGCTGGTTTCCTGGCAGGCGGCCACCGCAGAGTTCACCTACGACCCCGCCCCTCTTAGCCGCCGGATCACCGACTCGGGTGATTACCGCATCATCGACAGCGGCGAAGGCCGCCTCTTGGAGTAACCCATGGCCGACCTGAAGATCAGCGACCTCGACGCGGCAGCGCCGCTTACCGACGCCGACCTGGCCGAGCTTGAACAGCCCGGCGAGAGCGCCGGAGACCGCAGCCGAAAAGTGACCCTGGCGGACCTTCGGCTCTATGCCTTGCGCAGCCCGGAGAACGTGCAGACCGGCACCAGTTACACGTTGGTGCTGGCCGACGCTTTCAAGCTGGTAACCATGAACAACGCCTCGGCAAATACCTGCACCGTGCCGCCGAACAGCGGCGTGGCTTTCCCGGTCGGAACGCGCATCGACCTGGGGCAAGACGACGTCGGGCAGACCACCGTTGTGGCCGACACCGGCGTGACCATCCGCACGCCCGAGACCCTGAAGCTGAGGAAACGCTGGGCGAAGGCTTCCCTCATAAAGCGGGGCACCGACACCTGGGATCTGGAGGGCAACCTGGAGGCCGCGCCGTGATTCCGCTTGGCTTGTTGGGATCGGCTACACCTCGAGGGGCGGGACCGGGCCCTGGACCAGGTGGCGGGATATTCCTGAATCCGTCGGACATGGCCAGCAACCTCGCTCTGAGTCTTGGCGACCTGCGCGTCACAAAGAATTCAGGTGGCTCGTCGCATCGCGTAATACGAGCAACGGAATCCAAGGCTGCTGGCAAATGGTATTGGGAGATCCGCTTGGTCGCCGGTAGTGTGGATAGCCGCTCGTTTGCCGCTATTCTCAAGGCCGCCGGCAGCCTGACGAACAACCCTGGGTTCACCAGCAACGGCTACGAATACAACGGCATCAACGGCCTGATTTACCACAACAACAGCTCCATCCGCAGCGCCTCATCCTACGCCGTCGATGTGACCGTCGGCATCGCACTAAACCTCGACGACGGCGAGCTTCGCTTCTACCGAGAGAACACTGCGCAAACGACTGTCATCACCGGCCTTTCGGCGACCGATTGGTTCGCCTGCGTCGGCCTGTACGACCAAGGCACCGTCGTCGACTTTATGCCGGCAGCGAACTTGCAGAAGTATGCGCCGCCAGCTGGCTTCTCGCCGCTTAGCGATGATATTGACGTTGGCGTTTTTTGGAACCCCGCCGACAAGCACGCAAACATCGAGATTATTGGTCTTCTCAAGACAGCGTTGTGCACCAGTTCCTCGGCCTTCCGCCTTGTGCGCGCGACCTTGGCCCGGAGCTCAGGCAAATACTACTTCGAGGTAAGGATGGTGGGTTCTGGTGCGGGCGACACCATGATCGGCGTGGCAACCTCGGCGCTTGGCACATCCAATTATCCCGGCTCAAGCTCGACAAGCTGGGGTTTCTATCAGCTAAACGGGAACAAGTACCACAACGGCTCCGGCGCAAGCTATGGCACCGGCTGGTCGACGGCGGGCGAGGTCATCGGCGTGGCCGTTGACTTCACAGCCGGAAAAATTTGGTTTTCCAAGAATGGCACCTTCCAAGCCTCCGGAAACCCGGCTGCCGGGACTGGTGAGGCGTTCACAAGCGTCGCGGGAACGCTTTTTCCCGCCTTGGCAGCCTATGACAACGGACGAAAATTCGAGGGGCGATTCAAGGCGTCGGAATTGGCCTACAGCCCTCCCTCGGGTTTCAGCGCCTGGGACAGCTGACAGCAGATGTCCGCACGGCAGAGAGACCCATAGCTCGGATGACCTACTCACATGGCCGGAGATCGAGATGAAGAGAGTTCGGTGGACCATCAGCTTCCACAAGCGCAACGGGCGCTGGTTTGCATCGGTGAACGGCCGAAAGCACCTGGAGTACTTGAGCCAGGCCGCAGCCCTTTCGACCACCGCCCGGCATTGCCGGGCGCGCTGGCGCGAGCACCGTGATCCGCACGAGCTGATCATCAAGGGTCGCAATGGCCGGATCCGGGACAACCGGACCTACGGCCTCGACACTCGAGGCACGAAGGGCTAGCCGCCCCGCAAGACAGGGCGGCCGCCGCGGTGCTGGAACACCACGACGGCCGCCAGAACGCACGCGATAACCCGCGTGATCCAAGCCAAGGCCCTGCCGCCTCCGCGGAGGTGGGGCAAGGCTCCAGTATCCGGATCGCAAAGGTTGAGACATGCCCAATC